CTGCTGCTCCCCGGCGGCAGCACGCGGTACCGCTCGGCCCACTGGTCCACCGGCAGCACGCGCCGCGGCGTCCACACCTCCGCCGCCACCCGCCGCAGCATCGCCGCCGCCTCGCTGCGTTCATCGCTGATCTGGTACACTGTCTCCATAGGCACGGTACTGCTCATCCTGGCCGGCGTGGGGGTGTGGCTTGTGGGCCTGCTGGTCTACGGGTACCTGTTCACGCCGCCGGAGCATCCATCCCCGCCGCACCGTCGCCGCCGGCGGTGGCGGTGGGGGCGGTGGGGGGGATAGGTGGGTAGTTGCCGCGGGCCTCTTGGTAGCTTCGCAACGCCGCGTTCATCGCCGCGCCGCCCAGGTCAGACCGCACCGCCATCATCCAGTACAACCCCTCCGCCGCACGCACGAACTTCGCCGGGTCCTTGATGCCCACGCATGCGTTCACGCACTTCTCCGCCCGCACGTAGTCCACGCCCTGCATCAGCACGCTATCACAGCATGCGCTGATGTGCTGCCGGGCACGCGGCACGTTGTTGTTGATCGGCAGATCCGCGAAGTCCGGCCAGTGCTCGGCCTGGTGCGTGTCGCGGTGCCGCCCCTCATCCTTCTCGCCCAGCCGCTGCTCCTCACGCCACTCGTCCAGTTGCGTTCGCAGCCGGTGCTCGCGGTCCCGGGCCATCTCCACCTGCGCCGTCAGCCGCTCGATCCGGGCCACCAGCGCGGCAATGCACTCGCCCTCGCTGAAGGATTCCCCATCCGGCGTCACGTAGTACTTGGCCGCCGCCTTCTCGTTCTCCACGCTGGCAGCCGATGCGGCCTTCACCTGGTCACGCAGCCGCAGGTTCTCCTCGATCAGCCGCCCCTCAATCTCCACCTTCAACGTCGCCACTTTGTCGCTGCTCACCGCTTCGCTCCCTTCTTCGCCCTGCCCTTGCCCTTGCCCGGCCTGCCGCCCTTGCCCGGCCCGCCGCCTTTGGTCGCCAAGGCTCTCCCCAGTTCCATCCCTTGCACAATCAGCCACCGGTGGAACCACAGCGCATCACGCAGCACCTCGCGCTGTGCCGCGCTCAGCCCTCGCCACGCCTTGCCGCGCATAGGCCGCACCAGGTCCCACGCCATCTCCGTGGCCCTCTGCTCGTCCGTCACGCCATCCCGCTTCGCCTTGGTCACGGCTCACACTCCGCAAACGCCAACCGCTCATCCACCATCGCCTGCACCACCCACGCACCGCCGCCCGTCGCCGTGCTCCCCCCGTTGGGAAACACCGCCACCAGCGCCCGGCTCCCCACCGCCGCCGGCACCAGCTTGGCCGAGTCATCTGCCACGGGTCGGCCGAACAGCCGATCCGCCCCGAACGTCTCCACCCGGTCCCGCCCCAGCAGCCGGATGCTGTATGTCACCTCGCTGGCCAAAGCTCCGGTCGGCCCGCCCGTGCCGGTGATCGTCCGGCCCTCCACGATGCCACGCACCAGCCAACCGGCCCCCTCGCCGGTCAGGTTCTCCACCTGCGTGCGCAGCCGCCGCACCTCCTCCAGCAGGCCGTTCATCAGCTCGGCCGTGATCGGATCGTCTCGGTTGACTCGGTTGGGCAGTGGGGGGGGCATGCTCAGAACACCCCCGCCGGCCACGTGGTGGACCGATACCGCTGGCTCCGCACCAGTGGGCCGGCGGTGCCGTCCGCCAACTCGACCACCCACAGCCAATCATGGGTCGGCGCGATCGCCAGTTCGTGCACCAGCTCGATCAGCTGCTCCCCGTTCGGCCCCGTCGCCGGCCGCGTGGCAAAACTGCGGTACCGCCCCTCGCCCACCTCCAGCCGAATCCTCGCCGCCCCGGTCAGCCCGTGCAGCGGCGGCAGCGTAATCGCGTTGGCGTTGGTCGTCTGGGCCAGGTCAAACAGGCTGGCCAGCGCCGCGTTGTCCAGCTCGGGCGGCCGCCAGTAGGTCACCACCCGCGCCGTGTACAACGCGATCTCGCGCGTGCAGCCCTGCCCGTTGGCGATCGGGTACGCCGGGCTGCCCGGTTCCAGCGGCCCCACAAACGTCGGGTCCACCTTGCGAACATCCCACCGCACCGTCTCGCTGCCCACCGTCTGGATCACCTCGGTGTACCGCAGCAGCGGCGCCGGCCGCGGGGGCCGCCCCGCCCACCCTTGGGTCTGATACTCCACCGTCACATCGCACCGGCCACCGGTCCCGGTCAGCGGGTCGTCGGTGCCATGCACGTACTGCACCGCCACGCGGGTGGCGATCAGATCCGGCCTGGTCAGGCTCCACGGGTCGTCCACCCGCGGCACGCCCTGGGCCTCCAGCGCTGCCTCCTCGTTGTGCGTGTTGACCCAGTACGTTCGCACGCCCCGCACGCCGTCGGCGGTGGTCTCCAGCCGCGGCGCCCGCCGGGCATCGGTGTAGATCTGCGCCGTCGCCATCACGCACCTCCGTTCGCCATGCGGGCCAGCTTGGCCTCATTCGTCCGCCTCGCCTGGTCGGCCGCCTCCCGCGATCCATACAGCCGGCTCATCGGCACGCACGGCCAGCCCGGCCCGGTGCACTGCGTTGGCGCGTCGATGTCAGTCTTTGCAAAGTCCGCCCACAACTCACACTTCATGCCCGCCACCATGCCGTCCGCCGTCAGCGGCAGCGTGCCCAACACCTTCCGCACCTCGCCCTTGTCGTCGATGAACCCGGCGGCCTTGGCCCCTTCCACCATCCGCCCAAAGCGGGCATCAACAGCCACGGCGATCGCGGCCAGGTCGTCCTTGATCCCCCACCGCATCCGCTTCAACAGATCCGCCCGGTCGGTGCACTGGTACTCCTCCATGGCCAGCACCACATCCAGCACAAACGCCTCCCCCATCGTCTCCGGCGTTCCCGACGGCGTGGGCCAAATCGAATCCAACTTCTCCGGCTTCGCTTCGCTCACTCTGCACCTCCACTCTTCAGAACAGCCCGCCCGCCGGCCCGCCGCCGCTTCGGCTCTCCGGCTCCCCCAGGCCCCGGGCCTTCCGCCGCCCCTGGCACTTGTCCAGGTTGCGGCACCGCCAATCCCCGCTGCTGAACTGCTCCGCCCCCACTCGCCGCAGCAGCCCGCACGCCGGGCACGCCGCCCACCGCATCGCCGCCCAGCCCCCGGCTTCCGCCCCCACCCGCCGCCGCGGCCCGCTGTACCTCGCCATGGTCGTGGTCCTCGATTGACGCCGGGCCGCCCGCGGTCATCACCGCCATCAGCTCGGCGCTGTCCATCCCCTCGCTGTGCACGCCCTGGTGCAGGTCCGCCAAAAACCCGTTCACCCATGTAGCGGGCTTGTTCGCCGGCACGTTCAGCTCCGCGGCCACTTCGCCGCCACGCCGCCCGCCCAGCACGCCCAGCACCGCCCTGGTGGTGATCGGTTCATTCCGCGCCCACAAGCGCACGAGCAACCGCAGCGCTCGCTGCGCCTGTCCAGACGTACCTCGGTTCACTGGTCCACCTCCAACCGCTCACGCCGGTCCGGCGGCGCAACCGCCCGCCTCAACCCTGCCCGGCCCTGCAACGACTCCAGTCTACCGAGCGCCGCGTGCACGTGTTCGGCCACATTCCCGCCGCCACCCACCTCCAGCCCCTCACGCACCAGCCGCCGCTGCCGTTCGTCCAGCCGCTCCGCCACCGTGTCCAGCGCCACACCTGCGCCGTTCAGCGCCGATCGGGGATACATCCGCGGTGAAGCGTTGGCGATCCTCGCTCCGTTCAACAGTTGCCCATCCGCGTCCACGCACCCGTGCGCCCGATCACAAACGTCCGTAGTGGGCAAACACCCCAACCGCGGCCCCCAGGTCAGGAACCGGTCGGTGTTCTTTGCTTGCACACCGTTCACCCACCCGCCCCTCCGCTCTCCACCATCCACCCCCTTGCCCACCTTGCCACCGTCCACATCCCCGCCGCCACCACCCACCCGCCGCCCCGGCGCCCGCCGCACCACCCGCCCCTCCGCTCGCGCCGCCGCCTGCTCCGCCGCCCGCTTCAACCCGCGCGACCACACCCCGCGGGCCGCGTTGGCCAGCACCGTCGCCACCCGCTCCGCCGCGGTCATCGTGCTCACGTTGTGTGTCGGAACCATCGCGCAGCCTCCATGCTCAGAGGCCGGCCGCGGGTTGCCCACAGTCTACCCACGCCCCATCCACCGTCCACCAAATCCGCGCCGCCGTCCACCACGTCCAGACAAATCGCGTTTTTCACTTTCTTTCTATTTTGAGCATCGGGCGTGTACCCCCCCTCTCGACCTCGGTCCTCTCTCAACTCTTGTACATTGATATGAGAAATGCCTGGACGTTCTAGACGGCCCACCAAAAACATCGGGAATCACAGCACCAAACCCGTCCATACGGCACCTGGACGTACCTGGACGCCACCTGGACGGAACCCACTAACTTGCGCCACCCACCGCCCACCTCCCCAACCCCGCCGCCGCCACACCCCCCAGCCCACGGGGGCCGCCCACCACCACCCGCCAACCCCGCACCCCACAACCGCGCGTGCGCCCGCCCGCGCCGTCTAGGACGGGCACCGCCCACGTCCAGGATGCGCCGCTCTCCACCCCCGCTCCGTCCAGGTCAAAAACACAACCGGCAGCCAAAGGCTGATCGCCCGGCCGCCGGCCGCTCCACCACCCGCACCATCTTCCCGGGCCCGGGCAAATGGTCGGCCCGTCACCGCACCACCTGCACCTCCACCGGCCGCCCGTCCCCCAGCCCGTGCTGCTGGAACTCCGCCACCGTCCCGGCCACGAACTCCTCCACCTCCGCCGGAGTGATCGGCCCACTCGCCGGATTCACCTCCCACAACTCCCAGTCCCCGGTGCCCGTCGACCACCCAGCCAACTCCGGGTAGGCCCGCGACAAGTCGACGCCCTGGTCGGTCCAAGGCCGCACGAGCACCCGCAACTTCCACGCCGCCGACCCGCCCCCTCTTGCCTCAGCCACCACCCACACCCGCCGCAACCCCGCCAGCGCCGCCTTCAGCTCCGCGTCCGCGTGCCGCACCGCCGTCGACGCCACCGCCAACCGCACCGCCTCCGCGTCCGCGTCGACGCCCCAGTCATGCAGCCGATCCTTCACGTCGCGGGCCTTGCCCACCATCGCCGTCGCCACCAGCACCGCCCGCCGCTCCACGCTCAGCTCCGCCATGGCGCACCTCCGATCCGCTCGAACCACCCGCTGGCCTCACACCGCTCACGCATCTCCCGGCACACCTCGCCCAACTCCCACAGCAGCCGATCGCACCGTGCCACCCAGTTGGTCGGCTGGCTGCGGTGCGGTGGCGGCCACTCCCCGACCGGCCTCCCGAACCGCCTCTGCACGTCGGTGCGTTCATCACCCTCCGGCGCGTGCAGCCACACGTACTGGGCCACTGGCACCGTCCGCTTGATCAACTCCGGTCCATAGCTGGCCTCCACCACCCACTCCGGCTTCGGCACGCCGTCTCGAATCCACACCGCCTCACGCACATCCCCCCTCAACTCCACCTCTTGATCAGCCCGCCGCAGCATCCGCGCCGCCCGCACCTCGGTGTCCCGACACAATCCCACGTGCAGCATCACAGCACCTCCGCCCGGCGCCACCGCCCCAACCCGTCGACGTACTCCAGAATCTCCACCGCACTCGCCGCTTCGTGCCGGCCGTTGCTCTGCAAGATGCGATACTGCCACCGCCCATCCCTGCCCAGCCGCACCTGGTGGTGATGCACACCGCCCTGCGATCGGTGATCGTTGGCCACGTCCCGGTCATACCCGGTCGTCGCGTAGGTCGTCCACTTGCTTCGGTCCATCTTGTTGCTCCAGGTCGGGGCCAGCCCGCCGTGCGCTATGCCCGCGAACATCGCGGGTCCACCCAAAAATACCCACCCTCCCGGTGCAAATCAAGGGGGGTAGCACCCACCCGCCCCGAATCCGTGGCATTAAACCGTCGGCTTTCCCGGTCGTTAGGGTAGTACCTAACCGGGGGGGGTAGGGTATGGAGATACCCACTAGATCGACGCAGATCGTACCATGATCGCAGCGTATCCCTAGAAGATCGTGCTAGTTTCGGATGCCGAACTCTCACCCCAAACGGGGCCGGGGAACGTCACCCCCACCCTAACGTGCACATTCTTGCAAGGTTCCGCCCGGTCCTCGCCCGCCAGCAGCGGGCGGATGCCAGTGTAGACCCACGCCCGCTCGCCGGTGCCCTCTCGGTCATGCTGCACGCCGCCGACGGCAGCCATCAACGCACGGCCAAACGCCGGCGCCGACCACCGATCTGTCCCCAGCTCACGCTCGCAGTACACGCCGAATCCGTCACGCAGCACAGCACAATCGCAGCTCTCGCCTGGGCCCAGCACACACCAGTCATCGACGAACGCCCGCACCGGGCTCATGTTCCGCCGCATCTGCTCCAGCATGCGCCGCCCTTCTTCGGGCTGCAGCAGGCCGCCCGCGGTGCGCACCCTCCGCAGGCCCACCAGCGCCCACAACAAGATCCCGGTGGCCTCCGCCTTCAACTGCTCGGGCAGCGTGGGGTCCACCTTCGCCGGCGGCCTCCCCATCGGCACCACAATCAGCCGCCTGATCAACGCCGCGGAGCTGTCGGGCAGGTTCGGCTCGGTATTCGGGGTCAACATGAACTTGGCCCGGATCCGCACGTGGCCGATCCGCTCGCGGTGCTTCCGCTCCACCGATTGGGGATCGCCGCCGGTGATGCTCTTGAGCCGGGTCAGCGCCGCCGCCTTGCTCGTCTTTGAATCCATCTCAATCTCGGGGATCACCACCGCGGCTTTGCCGACCATGGGCGCAACGTCGAACCGCCCGGCCAGCTCGTCCATCGTGGCGTTGTGCACGTTCTGCTCGCCCAGGATGCACGTGAGCACCTCCCGGATCGTTCCCTTGCCCGTGCCCGGAAGACCCTGCAAATACAACACCTTCTGGTGGCTGGTGTCAGCGGTCAGGCAGTAGCCGAACCACCGCTGCAGTGCCTCAATGCACTGGCTCTCAGCCCCGAACGTTTCGGCCAGAAACGCCATCCACCGCGGGCATACCTCACGCCACACCGTCTCCAGGTCCTCGCCGTCCTCGTTGGCAACCGTCGCCAGCCGCTCCGGCGCGATCGTGAAGGGAAGGCACACCGTGTTAAACCAACGGCTGGTGTGGGGCCTCACCTGCGGCCTGCCCTCCAAGAAATCCCGCACGTGCACCAGTCCGTTCATCACAGCAATCACGTCGCGGTCGCGGTCCTCGTCCGTTGGCTTGGTGTCCAAGGGTGAACGCCATGACGGCCGCCCGTCCTGTCCCGCAGCAGCCGGCAGCCATCGCGGCAGGTCTTCCGGGCTCACGCCGGCGTCCACGTAATACACTGCGGCCTTCAGAACCCCGTCCACGCCGCTCGCCGCCAGCGCCGCAGGCCGAAACCGCCGCTTTTGCCACGTCACGCACTGCGCGAATGTCGCCGTGGCCATGGCGTGCATCTGGTCCTGGCTGATCGGCACCCATCGCGTGCCGCCCTTCGCGTCACGGTGCCAGATGTACCACAGGCTCTGGTAGCACTGCACACGCCACGCGCCGTCCACCTCCGCGGGCAGCAGGTCGTTCGCTCGGCACGGCGCAAACCGCATCCGCAGCATGCTCCTCGCCTTCAGCGTTCGGTCGTCGTCCAGAATCGGCCGCCCCTCCGGGTCCCTCCGCTCGTCCCACCCACCCGCGTCCTGGTCACCACCACCGCCCCAGCCACCACCGTCCCCAGCCGCAGCCTCCAGCACCGCCGCCGCGGCCGCCTCCGCGTCCTCCTGGCTCACCGCCGCCACGCCCGCTCCCGCAGCCCCCTCCGCCTCGCCGTCGCCCACCGGCACTGCCACCGGCCCGCGTGCCGCCGCATCCGCCAGCCGCCGCCCCGCCTCCGCCACGCCATGCCGTGCCACCACATCCAACCAATCCACGCTCTTCCCCGCCACCGGCTTGCCGTCCGCGTCCACCAGCTCCGCACCCGCGGCCGCATGGTCCGGCAACGCCACCGCCACCTCGCACAGCCCCCGCAGGCCCACGTGGGCCAGCTCCGCCGCCACCGTGGCCGCCCCCGCCGCCGCGGCCTTCTGCCCCGCTCGGCTCTTGTCAAGGTCCCCCGCGATCACCAACCGGCTCACCCGCCGCCCCAGCTCGGCCTCCGGCACCTTGCCCAGGGCCAGGTGCCGCACCTGCGGGGCCGCCAGCAGGCTCCACACCTCGTTGCTCGCCCACCCGCCCGGCAGCGTGCCCACCGCGGCCAGCAGCGCCAGGCCCGTCTCCGGCCCTTCACACACCCACAGCGTCACGCCCTCGGCGTCCGTCGCCCGGTTCAGCTTGATGCCCCCGCCCTGGCTCACGCTCCCCAGCGTCACCTTCGGGTCCGCCATCCCCGCCCGCTTGCCGTCCCCCTGCTCGGCCAGATAGATCCGCTGCACGCCCGTCACCACCGTGCCGTGCCGCCCGTCGGGGTGCACCACGCGCTTGGTCCACCGCAGCACCGCCGCCGGCCCCCGGGCGATCGCAGGCCCGCCCGGCTCACCAGCGCCCTCCTCCTGGTCCTTGCTGGGCAGCGGCAGGTCCGCCACATACCCCACGCTCGCCGGCAGCTTGCCCTCGGGCAGCGCCGCCACCGGCACGCCCCGCCCCTCCACATACCGCCGCACGTGCTCGTGGTCCCGGTTGCCCGCCGCACGCCCCCAGGTCTTCTGCGCTGCTTGCACCGCCCGCCGCCGCCGCTTGGCCTCATCTCGCTCCCGCTCGGCCTCCGCCTCCCGTGCCCGCTGCTCCGCCTCCGCGGCCTTGGCCGGGTCGATGGTCAGCTCCGCGTTGTCCCCCGGCACCGCCACACCCCCCAGCCCCGCAAACTCCGCCACCCGCCGCAGGGCCGTCGGGAAGTCCACCCCCAGCACCTTCTCCACCAGGTTGAACACATCCCCGCCGCCGCACGTGCTATTGCAGAACCACCGCTGCTTCCGCACGTTGATCCGAAAGCTCGGGTTGTGGTCGTCATGCAGCGGGCACAGCCCCTCCAGCTCGCCGTTGGTCGCCTTGCTCAGCTGAATGCACAGCATCTTGGCCGCCACGTCCGCGATGTTCACCGCCCCCCGCACCACGCCCGCATCCAGGCCCGTGCCACCCCGCCGCAGCGTGCCACCACCACCACCCGGCGCCACCGCCCCGCCCTCGCCAATCTGTCGCCGCACGCTGGTCATTGCTCGCGTCCTTGCTCGCCCTGCTCCCTACCCGCTCCACTCCGTCCAATCCGCCGCGGCCGTGTTTCCACGCACCCGGCAGGCCCACCCCGCCGCCATCAATCCATCTTGCCCGTCAGCTGGTTGCGCGGGGCCGCGGTCAGCCGCAGCAGCCGCCCGTGGCTCTCCAAGTACCGCTTGCACGCGCCGCTCCCCTGCACCTCCATCATCAGCACGCCCACCGGCGCACCCACGCCCGTCTCGTTCTCGCCCACCACGCCCACCCGCACCTTGGCCTTCTCGCCCTCCACGCCCGGCTGCGCCTTGCCCAGCTCGGCCACATCCAGCAGCAGCGTCACGCCGCCCTGCTCATCGCCCACCACCTTGGCCAGGTCCGCCAGCTGCTCGGCCCGCAGCCGCACCGGCACCACGCCCTGGCCGTTCGCCGGCACGTTGGGCAGGGCGTCAGCCATCCAGCACGCCCTGGTCGGCTTCCACGTCCCCCACCACCGGTTCTCCAGGCTGCTCACCCACGCCACGCCCGTGTCGAACAGCCCCTGCGGCCTCCCGGCCCGCAGCTCCAGCGCCCGCGGCTTGCCCGGCTTGCCCATCGCCGCCTCACCGGGCACCACGTCCGCCTCCCACGGCGCCGCCCCAATCTCCGGCAGCGTCATCATCACCGGCATGGCCGCCATCACCGCCCCGTTGCTGGCCAGCGCCCACGCCTCCTCGGTCTTCGGGTCATGCAGCAGCCGCACGCCCTGCAAGTCCGCGTGCTCGCCCACCAGCCGCCCGATCGGCCTGTCAATCTCCACATGCACCGTGCCGCTCGGCTTGGTGCCCTCCGCCTTCTCCGCCTTGGCCTCCAACGCCTCCACCGCCCCCTCCAAGATCTTGCCGCCAACGGTCCGATCGCCTTGGGCCGGCTCCGCCTCACCGCCGTCCTGGTCGTCCTCGCCCGCGTCTGGTTCCTCGGGGCCGTCTTTTTCGTCCTCATCCTTCCGCAGCCCACGCCGCGTCAGCTCCTGCCACACTTCCACCGCCTTCTCTTGCGGGATGCCCTGATCCTTGAACCCGCACACCTCCAGCACCTTGCCCAGGTGCACCAGGCTGCGGTCCTCCATCGCCCGCAGCCCGACAGTGTGCACCTGCTGCTTGAACTGCAACCACTGGGCACCGGTCCACGCCGCCCGATCGTCCTCCGGATCATGCGCCCACGAGTTGGGCCACACCACCTGCACCAGCGTCCGCTCTCTCAAACCGGACACATCCAACACCCACGCCGGCTTCAGTGTCCGGGCCGTGCCCACCATGATCTCCACCCACTCCCCCGGCTCCATCGCCGGCCGCTCGGTGGCCACCTTCGCCTTCTGCCCCACCTCCCGCAGGTCCTTGGCCTTCGGTCCCTTCTTTCCGCCGCTTCGCTTCGCCATCGTGTGACTCCTCTGGTGTTCGTATTCCACTGTGGCGGGGCTGCCGCCCCGCCCGCCCCGCTCAAAGCCCGCCGCAGCCGCTGTCACCGCTGCCGGGCACCGTCGCGGGCAACACACCCGCGCCGTGGTTCCGCGTGCCGGCCCCCGCGAAAAGGGCCGCTGGCCGCAACACTGGCCAGGATCACGCCGCAGGTCCGTCACCCCGTTCATCCCACCGCAGAATGGCAACCCACCCAGGCCAACCCAGCAGCAACGGAAACCGCCGCGCGTCGCGTGGCGCTACCGGTGGCGCTGGCGTCGCCTTCGGCCGATGCTCAGCCGGCACCAACCACCTCACACCGCCCTTCCCGTCTGACACCCACTGTGCCTCATTCACCGAAGGGTTGCCGTTGCGGCCAAACGGGGGCCGCTTTGTCACCGGCGCCGCCCCATCCGGCGCCGGGTTCGGGTTCTCCGTCGCCCATCGCCGGGGCCGGTCCCGCAGCCAGCGCCACAGATCCTGCGTCATCAGGGCCGATACCGCCCCCACCAGCACCAGGCACACATCACTCCAGTCCATCGGTCCGCTCCTCTCTCGCACGCTTCACGCTCCGCGGCACCGCCGTGCTCGGCCGCCGCTGCCGCCGCTCATCCGCCGCCTTGGCCTTGGCCTCACGCACCAGCCGCTCGGCCTCCACCGGCACCGACAAGTCCAGGTGGGCCGGCGGCAACGGCGGCACCTCATGCCCGCCCTTCTCCAGCAGCGCCCGCAGCGGGCTGTGCCGCCCCGCCCAGCACTGGCGCCAATACCGCGTGCTCTTCAGGTCGCTGTCCCACGTGGTAAACCGTCGCCCGCTCATGTTCCACCTCCTACCTGCCGCTCCGCCTCCGCCCGCCAGTCCCGCACGCAGCCCTGGTCAAACCCTTCATCCGCCAGGTACGGGTCCCGCCTGCACGCCTCATTCATCTCCGCCTGGCACGGCTCGCAGGCATACGTGCTGAACAGCACGCCGTCGCTCTTGCCAACGTGCCGCCACATCTTCGTGCCCTTGGGGAACGTCTCAACGCACCCCCAGCACCGGTGCGGCTTCCGCGTCACCACCAGGTCAAGGCTCAGCGTGTCGCTCATGCCCCACCTCGCCTTCTGTTCCGCCGCCAGTCCAGGCTGCGTTGGTCCGGTGTCGGTCGCAGCATCTTGTCCGGTTTGTGCCACCGACCCGCAGCGCGAATGGCGGCCAACGCCGACCGAAACCCCCATTCCATCGTCCAACTCCAACCGCCCACATCCTTGAACGCCCACGTTCCCCGGTACCTAAAAATGCGCACCGCGTGCAGGTAGTCGCCGCCGGTTTGCTTGCAGAGGAATGTGCGCCACTCGCTCATGCCCCACCCCGCTCATCCTCCAGCACCCACATCCCAAACACCGCCACCGCCAACGCCAGCAGCGCCGCCGCACCCACCACCGCCTGCACCGCTCCGATCAGCACATCCATCATGACAGTCCTCCCGAACCGCCCCCACGCCTGCTCCCCGTGCCCGGCTGGGCGTGCTCGCCCACCGCCGCGTTCCGCTTCGCCGCCGCCCGGGCGCTGTGGGCCGCCTCCGCCAGCCGCTTGGCCATCGCCTCCGCCAGGTCCGGGTTCAGGGCCAACACCTCGATCGCATCCCCCTCGCGGCCGGTGGCCGATTCCGCCACCAGCACCACCAGCTCCCCGCGGCAGCCGACCACCACGCCATACCCGCGGCCGGTCACCACATCCATCCCATACGCCAGGGCGCCGCTCATGCCGCACCTCCCGCCGCCGCCTGCTCGGCCCGCTCGCGCCGCTCCCGCTGGGCCTGCGCCCAGCCACGCACCACCATCACCAGATCCAGAATCGAAAGATCCGCCACCCGCAGCAGCACCGGGTCATTGTGATCCATGCCCAGGTCCCACGCCAACCGCAGCACCTCATCACGCACCCGCCGCCGCTGCCGCTCGCTCTCCCGCAGCATCTCGCCCAGGTCCGTCCGCACCGCCTCCAACGCCTCACGTGTCTGCTCGCCCATGGCTTACTCCTCGCTCTCGGTGTTGCGAATCGCCCGTGCCCGCCCGCTCTTGCCCGGGCTGTCAAACCCCGCCACAGGCCCACGCCCGCTCAGCTTCCTCTCCAGCCGTGCCCGCTCCGCGGCCTTCTCCGCGTCGCTCCGCACCGCCAGCTCCGCACCCACCGCACCCCCCGCCGCCTTCACCGGCGCCGTACCCATGCCGTCGGGCACCTTGCCCGGGTTGTCCGAGTACACCACCACCACCCGCCACTCCGCACCCGTTTGCCCGCCCTGGGCGGCATACGCCGCCGCCTTCACCTTGCCCACCCGCAGGCTGCCGTTCATCGCGCCAGCCGTCTGCAGCGCGATCCGCCGGTCCATCACCGTCCAGCCACCCACCCGCTCCACGCCCAGCCGCTCGAACCACTGCCCCGGCTTCAGCGTCCGCGCCGCGATCACCACGTCAGACGGCGGCTTGTGGTACCTGGTCCTGGCCGCCGGCACCGGCGGTGCGGCCTGCTGTGCGGTTCGCACTTCGATCTTGGTTGCCCGCTGTCTGATCTCTGCCGTGTCGCTGCTCATCGTGTCGTTCCTTGCGATCGTGGTTGTCGTCCTGGTCCACTGTGGCGGGGCTGCCGCCCCGCCCGCCCCGCTGAAAGGCCCGCCACCGTGTCTCCACGGCGCCGGGCTCCGTGCCCCGCCAGGCCATGCCTTGCCACGCCACGCCATGCCTCACCTCAAATGCCCACGCCCGGCGTCTCCGCCGCCGTGGGCTCCATGCCTTGCCAGACCCGGCCAGACCTCACCAAACCCGGCCAAACCCCGCCAGACCGCAAATGCCCACGCTCGGCGTCTCCACCGCCGTGGGCTCCATACCTCGCCAGGCCCGGCCGTACCTCGCCATACCTCGCCATACCGAACCCCAAATGCCCACGCCCGGCGTCTCCGCCGCTGTGGGCTCCATGCTCCACCTGGCCGTGCCCCGCCTAGCCAGGCCATGCCACAAATCTCCCGCGGCCCGTCTCCGGCGCCGCGGTCGTTGCTCACGCCCCCGTCGCTGAGCCCGGCAGCTCGCGTGCCCGACGCGCTGCCCGCCGTTCCTCCAGCAGGTCCAGCGTGTCCACGTGCTTGGTCAGCATCGCCTCCATGCCGGCCATGGCCACCACCGCGCTCAACTTCCGCTCGCGGTCCCGCGGGCTCAGTTCGGCGTCCGGTGCCGCCGCCGCCACCTTGGCGCCGTTCCGCACCATGCGGGCAGCCCGCTCCATTTGCATGCAGCCGTCCCGCAACTGCTCGCCAGCCGGCAGCAGCCGATACCCGCGGTACCGCTCGCACGCCAGCTTGATGCCGCGATCCTTCAGCAGCCGCTTCCGCAGGGCAGCGATCAGCCCATTCATGCGGTGCCCGTCCACAGCCTCGCCGCTCCACTCAGCCAGCGTGGCCCGCGTCACCAGGTCGCCGCGCTGCATCGGCGCCATCTTCTCCAGCAGGGCACGCAACTGCGGCTCATACGACCGGCCCGTGATCACCCCGCCACGCTCGCCGTCGTCGTGTTCGTGTTCAGTGCTTTCCACTGGCCGCCCCCTTCCCACCCACCACCTCCACATCAGCATCAAACTTGCCGAACACCCCGGGCGTCGGCCCCGCCGGCCGCCAGTCGCCCAGCCCCGCCATGCTCCCGCAGTACCGCAGCAGCTCGGTCAGCGTGTCCACCAGGTCCGGCTCAATCAACGCCTGGAACTCCGCCGACCACCGGCTGATCCGGGGCCGCACCCGCACGTGCCGCGTCTTGTCCTTGCCCTTGCCAATGCCGACACCACGAACGTCCAGCGCAATGCACCCATGGCCCAACCGCTTGGCCACGTCGTACTGCTCTTCAAACGGCTGCTTCTCCAGCTTCTTCGCCTCCACCTTCATCGCCCCCACGTCCACCTCTTTGCCGTCCACCAGCATCACCGCATCCGGGTCGCCCAGCCACACCATGCCGGTGGTGGCCAGGTGCTTGCAGCTCAGCTTCTGCTTGTACTCAAACGTCGCCCCCTTGTTGACCATCGCCGCGATCAGGTTCTGCCGCGGCAGGGCCAGCAACTCCCGCACCGTCTTCCCCGCCCCGTCCCGCCTGGTGGAGTACATCGCCAGCGTCCACCGCCAGGGCGGGGTCCGGTCATCCCCGGGCACGCTCTTGTCCTTGGTCCTCTTGCTGGCCTCCTTCCACTCCTTCATCACGTCGTTGGCGTCCACGTCGTAGCTCTTCATCAGCATGGGCACCTCGCCGCCACCCGCCGCCCGAAGCTTCATCACCACGTTCACCAGTTCAGCCATGACACATCTCCACACACAAGACAACAGCACAGCCGCGGCACGCGCCGCAGCCTCGCCGTTTGGTTCTCTCTGACGTCACCCGGCCCTGGAAACCCGGGCATCACCTTGCGGCGATACCCGAGCTGTGGAGGAGAGAGAGAAGCCGCACCCGTCGCCTGTCGTCGACGGGGCGGAGAATGCCGTGCCGTTCAACCCGCGGCCGGCCGTGTACCTGTCACCCGATCGCACTCCAGCCTCACCTCCAGCGTCTCGCACAACGCGATCAGAAAGCTCACCCCGTCAGCGCTGATCCGTCGCTCCTCGACCAACGCACGCAGCCGGGCCAGCACCGCCACCGCCCGCACCCGGTCCAACGTCTCACGCCGGGCCTGCTCGTACTCAGCCAACGCCGCCAGCGGGTCAACGCCAAAAGAAGCCGACCCCGGCGATTCACCCCGTGCGGGGGAACCGGCCGGGGCCAGCAGGGGGGGGTGCTGATTTCCAGGTCCGAAGCAAACCATGGGCGGCGCCTTTCTCCGGCCGAGCAAGGCCGGGTGGGGAGTCACGGGTCCGAAAAAGCCTGGCCGGGTTTGACCCCGGCCGGGCCGCTCTACGCCAGGTTCGCCGCCCTGACGCCCCCATGTTACCATCTGTCGGCTAGCAGACCAGTAGCAGTCCACCATTTTTTCTACTTTTTTCTGCTCCCCCGCTTGGCCGGGGTGGGTTTACCCCAGTTTTTTGCTATCTTTAATCTAGTGACTACCCCTAGTTCTACACCATTCGCCGCCTTGCTCCGGCAGCTCCGGGTCTTCCGCGGCGTCAGCCAGCAGAAACTGGCCGACCTGGCCCACGTCTCCGTCGGCGCTGTGGCCTCGGCTGAGGCCGCTCGCAGCCTGCCGTCTGTGCGCACCGGCGTGGCCTTGTTCCGTGCCTTAGATGCGTTGGAACCGATCGACGCCACCGCCACCACCGCCTGGGCCGAAGCGCTGGACACCGCGGAAGCTCTGCTGCGTCGTCACCAGCACCAGGTGGTCGACGCCTACCTGGCGTCTGCCGCCGCCGCACCGACCGACCACGCCACCGCCGCCCACGCCGCCCTGGGCCGCTTGCTGGCCCGCACCAACCCCGCGGCCGTGCTCGGCCTGCTCACCGCCGCCGAGCACCTGCTGGCCCCCGCCGGCAACACCAACCCCAGCGCGTAGCATTCCGCCACACACAGCACCCGCCCGCCGCGGCACCGCAGCGTCGCGCCAAGCCGCAGGCCGGGCAGCAGTAGGGGAGTCCACCACAATGCACGATCCGACCACCGCCCACCAGGCCGCCATCCTGGCCGAGCTGCAAGCCGCTCGCCACCAGCAGGCCCTGGCCACCTTCGCCGCCGGGCAACGCCGCAACGCCAACCTGCTCGGCCTGTTCCTGATCCTCTTGAACGTGGCCATCCTGTTCTTTGCCACGCCGCTCATCGCCTTCACCTTCCCGGCCTCCCTCCTCCTGGCCATCGGCGTGGTGATCTGGCAGGGCATCACCCGCCGCGTCCACGCCGCCCGGGTGGCCCGCGAAGCCCGCACCCCCGCCGCCACCTACCCCGGATGATCATCGGCACCCACGCCGCACCCGCGTACCCGCCATCCAGCCGAGTACAAACCCCCACAAATCCGCGTCTTTCACAGCACCACAGCCCCGCCTTGGCTCGCCTGTTAACCGATAGGTTGTAGGTTCGAGTCCTACACGGGGAGTTGAGAAAACCCCTGCGAAAGCAGGGGTTTTTCGTTGGTGGGTCCGCCACTCGTCATACTCGCCATCAACCCCCATATACCCGCCATCCGCCGCCCGGTGTACCCTCCCTCGCTCAACGCCAGGGGTCACCGCCATGCCCAACCGCCGCCAGCCAGCTCTTAAACGCCACGCCTCCGGCCAGTGGATCGTCGTCTGGGGCGGCCGCACCCACTACCTCGGCCGCAACCAAGCCGAAGCCCGCCGCCTGTACGCCAGCCAGCTCCAACAGTGGGCCGCCTGGCGGGCCGCCACCATCACCGGCCGGGCCGCCTTCTCCGCCGCCGCCTCTCGCCCCATCCACCAGCTGATCGACACCTGGCTGGACGCGATCACCCTCGACGCCGGCCCCGCCGCCCGCACGTACTACACCGCCCACAGCACTCGCCTGCGCGATGCCGTCGGCACGCTCCCCTTGTCCGCCCTCACCACCGACCACATCAACGCCATTCGCGCCGCCATGGTCGCCGCCACCTTCGCCCCCCGCACCATCAACCACGATCTCTGCGCCATCCGCCGCTTCCTCAACTGGGCCGAAGACAACGGCCACGCCCACACCGTCCGCCTCCGCGCCATCAAGGCCGCCCGCATCGGCGTCATCGAACCAAAGGCCCGCACCGTGGCCGACGCCACCGCATGGATCGCCCGTGTCGGCAAGGCCGATCCCCGCCTGCTCCCCTGGCTGGCCCTGGCCTACCTCACCGGCGCCCGGCCGGTTGAAGTCGGCCGCATGGCCCGCCGTGAAGGCGAATGGTGGCGCCCCGACCACGGCCAGCACGGCGCGTGCGTGTTCACTGTGGCCAACAAGTCCGCCCGCACCCAGCACACCCCGCGTTATATCGTGCTCAGCCCCGAAGCCCTCGCCTGGTTCGCCGCCGCCGGCCCCCACTGGTTCACCGCGTCCGGTTACTGGCAAGCCGTCGAACGTGCCGGCGGCACCGGCGGCTCGCACTTCCTCCGCAGCACCGCCTGGTCGCACCTGCGGGCCACCGGCCTCCCGCGCGAAACGGTCCAGCTCCTCCTCGGCCACACCACGCCCGGGGCCTGGCGTCACTATGAGATCGTCCCCTGGCACACCTATCAAACCCTCATCGCCCGGCTCACCCTGCTGCCAACCATCCAGCCCCCCGGCCCGCTGCCCTCGCCGTGGTCGGCGTCCGCTCAGTCATCCGCCCCATCCGCCCCCCCTGGGGCCGTCTGAATCACGCACGCCGCCGCCGCCACCCACACCCCCCGCACCCGCTCGGCCACGCCTTCGGTCCACGCCTTCAATCGGTGGACACATCCGCACCCCGGCAGCGGCCCGCGCTTCAGCTCCACACCGAGCCGCCGCAGCCGCCGCCTCAACGGGTCGGGCACGCCTCGCCAGCGGACCCCCCGCCACCGCACCAGCCCCTCCGCGTCCACGTGCCGGCCAAGTGGGCAGGGGCCAGCCCGCAGGCCAGCGGGGAGGAAGGGCTTTCCGTCGATGGAACACACCGCCGAGACGGACCAATCGGCCTTGACCGTCCGCCGGAATCCCGGGCAGGTCAGGCACATGGCCGCGTTGGTCCGCATCCCATCCCCGACGTACCGATTGCCGCATCCGCAGCCCATTACAGCAGCCCTCCGGGGTCGTTCGGTGCGATAGGCCATTGCCGCGAGGCGAAGCAGCGGTTGGCACACGGGCCGCCCCCGCCGCAGGTGTACGTGATCGTGATCGTCACCGATGACCCCTGCGGCCCGGTCGCGCTGAAGGTCATGGCCCCGCACGATCCGGTGTACGAGAACGTCGGCGTGGGCACCGTGCCCTGATATGCCGACCGAACATCCGTACAGTCAACGGGTACGTTCTGCTCATACACCTCATCTGCATACACCTCATCGGGCCTGCCGTCTGCGTAGGTGTTCCGCAATGTCAGCGTCACCACACTGCCGACAGGCCCACACGCACCCTGCACCAGCGTGGTTGATTCCGATAGGAACGTGCTGGAGTATTGCGTCACGCAACCCGTACAAATGGTGGACGGTTCCAGAGAACCAAACTCATTCAAGCGTTGCCCACAACAGCACTTCGATGTCGGTTGCCACGTGCTGACGTTCGAGTTGTTCAGGCCAGCGAGGGAGTCCGCTACGTTGCACTCACACTCGCAGCAGTCGCCATAGAAGCCGCCGATCAGTTGATGCAGCGTCTGGTTGTACTGCACCAGCGGCGCGCCAGAGTTGAAGGAAAAACAGTAACTACGCGGCGACAGGTCGCCCGGCATCTGGTCAAACGTCGTTCCCACTTGGCAGAAACGCGCCGGGCAACTTGCCGCCCGCTTGCCCGTGCTGAGGGTGTCCGACCCACCGGCGCACCGCGTTCCGAGAACCACAAGGTCAGTACACGAACACACCCCAGGCGGGCAGGTGCCATCGCCGTTCACCAGCAGATTCGGAAAGTACACCAAGGCCGACCGATCCCCCAGTACCGAGTTGGCCGGAGTCAGCAGACCATCCTCAACCCGCGCATAGCGCATGCACAGGTCGCCGTACTTGAAAAACATCCGCCGCTGCCGCTCAACGTCTCGCCTGACGATCTCGGTGATAAGGGGGTCGCCTTCTTGCAACACGAACCGATAGACAGGCAAATCAACCGGCTGCCCGTTGCAAAAAATCTGTTGGCAGCACGATCGGAAATACAGCGTGACAGAGCCTGGCGGCACCGGGTCGGTGCCACACCCACAACACCCGCTCACCCTTGCCCGCCCATCCGCCCCCACCACCGGCATCCCGCCCGCCACCAGCACCCCCGGCACAGTCCCGCTCACGCTGCTCCCTTCGCCTGCTCCCCCGCCTCCTCGCCAATCCGCTCCGCCAGCGGGTCCGTCGCCAGCGCCGCCATCACCGCCGCCACCTGCTCACGGATCACCCGCGCCACCGTCCGCACCTCACCGCTGGGCAGCCGGGTGGCCGCCACCACCGCATCCGCCGCCGTCGCCGCCAGCCCTTCAAGCCGCAGCCGCACCGCCGCCAGGTGCCGCCCCCACGCCCGCTCCGCCTCCGCCCGGTCGATCACCAGCCCCCGCTCCCGGTCCAGAGCCAGCTGGGCCGCCGCCGCGGTGATCACTGCCTTCCGCCGCGTGGCCTCCCCCAGGCTCATCGCCCGCTCGCCCTCGCCGTTGAGCGCCTCGGCCAGCAGCCCCGGCTCCCGCAGCCGCCCCGCCTCCTCCAGCGCCCGCTTGGCCGCCAGCGCCTCCGGGTCCATGGGCAGCCGCCCGGTGGCCGCCTCCGCCAGCAGCCCCTTGCGGGGCCGCCCCGCCCCGCGCCGCTGCCCGCCGTGCGTGCCCGCCTCCGGGGCCGCCGCACTGGGCCGGTGCAGGGCCGCCCACTGCCGCACCTGCTCGATCACCACCTGCCGGGCACGCCCGCCCGGCGCCTGCGGGTCGGGCACCCACCGGGCCGGGCACCCAGCCTCCACCCAGTTCCTGATCGTCGGCTTGGAAACCCCCAGCCGGGCCGCGGCCACCGCCATCGGCACCCACGCCAGATCGGCCACACTTGTCGCGTTCGTGTTTTCGGTCATATCACCCAATCACCGTTGGCCCCCGCCCAATCTCCGTTCGCCCGCTGGGCGTCAGCCGCGCCACGCCCTTCTCGCGCCGCTCCACCGCCTGCCCATACAGCGTCAGCGTGCCGCACGCGCTGGCCCGCGTCAGCCGGCTCTTGTCCAGCTCACCGGCAAACACACTCACCGCCCCCGCATCCCCCGCCTCCCACACCAGCGTGCCGCCGCGGTTGTTCACCGTCCCGCCGGTCACGCCCGCCGCCAGCGCGATCGTCACCACCGCCCCGCCGCTGATCTCCAGCGTGGTCCAATCCCGCTCGATCCGCAGCCGCCCGCCCGTCGCCGTGATCGCCGGCGTGTTGCTGGCGTGCGTCCGCAGCAGGTGGTCGCCGCCCTCCACCACCAGCGTCGTCACCGCCACGTCGTCGTTGATGGTTGCCGATCCCGTCTGCAGCACCATGGTCGTCACCGTGGATCCGCTGATCAGCAGCCGCCCCGCCCCGCCACTGGGGAACCACTCCAACTGCCCGATCGCGCCGGTGCTGCCGCCCTGAAAGAAAAACGCCGCGCACGAACCGGCGAACCGCATCAGCTTGGCCCCGGTCCCGTTCACGTCATACCGCAGCGGGCTGCCAGCCGCGCCCACGTTGGTGCTCAGGTCGCCGTACCCAGCATCAAACAGCAGGCTGCTCAGGTTCACCCCCGCCTGGTTCAGGCCGGTGGCGAACGAGTCGGTGCCCTCCAGCACCTGCACGTCGTCGTTGGTCACCGGCAGCGTGCCGCCGTTCCAGTACACCGTGTCGGCCCAGTTGGTCGATCCCCGTGCTCGTGTCTTCGTTGGCATGGTCTATTCCTTGGGTTTGCCCGTCGTGGTCATCTTCGGCGCCGCCGTCAGCAGCGCGTCGATCAGCTCCAGCATTTCCGCCCGCCCCATCGGCTTGATCCGCTCCAGCCCCGCCACCAGCCGCCGCAGCGTGTCCACCTGCCCGCCACCGCGGCACAGCACTGCGATTGCCTCCCGGCACACCGCGGTGGCCTCCAGCAGCTCCGCGTCCCGCCGCAGCCCCCTCCGCCGCATCGCTCCGTCCAGCCACGTGCCCAGCGGCGTGGCCAGCCACCGCTTGCCCTGGGCGCGGTTGCCCACCACCGTCGTCCACCGCTCACTCATACCGGCTGGCTCCCGCCAGCAGACTCCTCACTGGGCACACCATCGCCCGGCCCACCGCTGGCCGTGTCGATCGCCCGCGGCGCCAGCTCGTTGGCCCTCCGCCCGCTCCACGCCACATCCACCGTCGCCGCGTTGGTGCTCGGCGTGGTCGGCATCAGCCGCACCCGCCGCACGCCGCGCAGATCCAGGTCCTGCAGCGTCGCGTCCGGCCCCACCGTCACCACGCCGCCGGTCGCCCGCCCGCTGGCCAGGCTGGTCACCAGCGTGCCGTCGGTGGTCACCTGCACCGTCCACACACCTCCGGCAGCGTTGCCGGTGGCGGTGCGAACGCTCACCGCCACCGACTCCCAGCCGTTGCGGCCCACATCCAGCCAGGGCGTGGCCTCGCCCCACGTCGGCCCGGCCCGCAGGTTGTACTGGCTCGCTTGGTCGGCCACCGATCAGCCTCCGCCTCCACCACCGGGTGCTCGCAGTTCGTCAGGAATCTTCATCGTCACCTTCACAGCCACCGCCTGCGCCGCCTCGCCGCCACTGCGAAGTTGCTCGGCAGCCGCCACGAAATCAAAGATCGCGGACACCGCCGGATAACCGACGGAGTACGTGACTTCTTTGAGGGCGTAGGGGAAGGGTGATTCGGGCAAGACCGGCGAAATGATGTGCGTCCGAGCTTCAGGCGAATACACAATATACCAAACAATGTCATTCATGGTTGGCTTCCTGTTCTGCGTTTATCTTGTCTGCGCACGACTCACACAGCATGCCGCTTTCGCACTTGGCAATCCGCCACTCGTCGGGAATGGGGTACGGGAAAGTGGCCTCGCCCACCTTCGTGCCGCACCCTTCGCATTTGCAGTCGTACCTCACGCTCACTCGAAGGCCCCCAGCGTGGTGTTGTACCGGATGATCAGGCCCGCCGCACCGGCCCCGCCGTTGGTGCCAGCCGTGCCCGTGCCCACGCCAGCCCCGCCCGTGCCACCCGCGCCACCGTTGGCCGAGATGGTCCCGCTGTTGCTCAGGGTTTCATAGATCAGGTAGACCACGCCCCCCGCACCACCAGCCCCACCACCGCCGCCCCCGCAGTTGCCCACCGTTGGCGTGCGACCGTTGCCGCCTGCTCCGCCGTCCGCCGTGATGAACGTGCCGGTGTTCAGCACGATGTTCCTCGCCGCGATGAAGCAGATTCCGCCGCCTGATCCGCCACCACCGCCACCGCCGCCGGAGTTGGTCGTATCACCACCGCCGCCGCCGCCACCCGCACCGCCGGGCGAACCGTTGAGGATCGTCACGCCGTCGATCAGGTGAACCGTGAACGCCCGCAACCGCCGAAGGGTTGCAGCCGCACCGGCCCGAACCGCACCGCCCGCACCGCTGGCACCCGTGCCACCAGCACCCGAGTTCACGCTGGCATTCGTCACGCCCATCGCCGCCGTCAGGGCGGTCGGGGCCGCACCCTGCGCCCCCGCCGTCGTTGTCCCGTTGCCACCAGCCGTACCCGCTCCGCTGGCCCCGGTGGACTGGGCGGTCAATGCTGCCCCCGCCGTGCCGCCGGTGGCCGAAGTGGATGTGCCGCCCGCTGCACCGTCCCGGCGAATCGCCCCCGTGCCGTTGAGCGTCAGCGTGCCGCGAACGTGGATGCGGAAACCCGCCGTGGTGATCGTGTGCCCAGTGGCGACGGTGAGGTTGTCCCAGAATCGCGGCTCGGTCAATGTCAGGTTGCCGGTGGTGGTGAAGTCACCTTCGGCCCCGTCGCCGAACACCCCGCGCACGCACTGCCCGCGCTGCGTCAACGGGCCAACGGTCACGCCGTTTACCCGCACGAACATGCCTGCCGTCGTCGTCCATACGTCACCGTTCACCGGGCTGGACGGGGCGGTCCCGTGCGGCAGCGTCAGGCTCGCCGTCGCCGTGGTCGGTGCGATGGTGTTCGCCTTGCCCGCGCTGTCGATGGTGAAGAGGGCCGTACCGCCCGAGGTCTGCGTGGTGATGATGTTGCCGGACTGGGCAGCGTTGCACCGCAGCAGCAGAACCGCGTCCGAGGCCGTGCCGCCCACGTTGTCTACCGCAAGTTTGGCGGTGAAGCCGGTGGTGTTGGCGAACGATGCAGCCAAGAACGCCGACCGAAGATTCTGGTCGATGCGCAGGATGCCCGTGGTGTTGGCCGTGCCCGCAGTAGCCGCACCTCGGCTGATCTCAAACATATCAGCCGAGGTGCCGTGCGACATATACATGGCCCAGCATGGACGCGACGTATCCGCACACACCCAGTTGTTTCCCGAGTCATAAACCCGATTGCTGTTGATGTTCAGCCCGGCGAACGCCGTGCCGGTGTTGTACCCGATATAGGTGTTGGAGTTGGAGCCACCGGGGAAGAGCGCAAAGACCGTGGTGCTGGTGTGACGGCTGGGCAGCGGCCCACCAAAGAGAATGTTCCCGTTGTCGATCCGCAGGCCGCCGCTGGTGCCTGGCGTGTAGGTGAAAAGAGAGTTTGCCGCGAACCCACCGCCGCCTCCGTTGTAGATGATCTGCCCCGTCGATCCCGGCGCGTTGCCGTTGCCAAGCATCGGCCCCACCGTGCTGCCGTTCACGCGGGCGAACACCCCGCTGGTGGTCGTCCAAATATCGCCGTTCACCGGCGAAGTCGGGGCCGTGCCGTGGGGGAGGCGAAGGGAAGCAAAGGAAGTCGTCGATGCGCCGGCCCAGATGTAGTCAGACGCATATACGGTCTGGCACGTTACCCCGCCCTGAATACTGAATCCGTTATCCCACCCTAACGTGCCCCGCTCTACCCCGCCCACTGTCAATCTCAGCCACGGGTCCACGCCGTCCACCGCGTCGATATTCAGCCCACGACCACCCACCCCCATCGTGATGCTGTTCCGCGTCGTCGATGTGCCGACGTTGCCGATCAGGTACTGCGTGTGATCGTCGTCGGCCAGGCCCGTCAACGCCCCGTGGTCCGTCACGCCGCCGCCACCGCCACCGCTCGGTGTCTGCGCCCTCCAAACCGTGCCGTCATACGTCAGCACCTGCCCGTTCGTCGCCCCTGCCACGCTCACATCGCTCAGCCCCGCCAGCGTGGTGCTGCCGCCCCCGCCGCCGCCCGTCACCAGCAGCGGCAGGCCCACGTTCACCGTGGTCTGGCTGCCGCCCACAATCACGTCGCCGCTCTGGCTCATCGCGTCACCTCCGCACGCACCGTCAGCGTGCCCCGGCTCAGCTTCACCACATCGCCGCCCGGCGCCACGATCTCCACGTCATACACGTGCACGCCCGCCGCCAACGCCGCGGCCTGCGCCGCCGTCACCGTCGCCACCACGTCCGCCCCGCTGATCGTCAGGCCCCCGCTCGGGCTGGTCAGGCTCAGCAGCGGGGCCACGTCGGCCACGTTGGCCCGCACCATCAGCCGCGCCGTCCACCCCGCCAGGTTGGCCGGCACACCGTTGGGCGCATACTGCCACAGCTGCGTCGCCGTCGCGCCCTGGTCGATGGTCCAATGGAAAATCGCTGCGGCCATGTGCTCCTCTCAGTTCAGCTTCACCACCGCCGCCGCCGGTGATCGCACCATCCACGCCGGCTCCCCCACCATGATCACCCCGCCCACATCATCCACCGCCGCCACCACCGCCGTCCCGTCCGCCCGCTCCGCCATCGCCAGCAGGTCCACCACGCAATGCTCCAGCCGCTGGCTGCCCAGCTTGTCCGCCTCCGCCCGCATCTCCGCCAGGGCCTCATCCAGCGTCGGCCACGCCCGCCCGCCCTCGCTGAATCGCACCCGCCCCTGCTCAACAAACCCTGCCGACCGCCGCCGCAGCAGCTGGCACCGCGCCAGCCAGCTCAGCCCCTGCCCGCACGTGGCGGGCACATCCAGCACCACCCAGCCCACCACAAACCTGCTCACTGGAACACCGCCCCCCGCGGGCCGAAGATGTACCGGTCGATCGCCACCTCCAGCAGCTCCGCCGTGCGGGCCGTGTTCTTGGCCGTCGCCGCCGCCGCCGCCGCCATCGGCGTGCTGTCCGCCCGCTGCACCGGCGGGCCGAACACCTGCTCAGACAAGCCCAGGTTGGCCAGGGCCTCGCCGCCCAGGCTCATCCCAAGCCCGCCCCAGCCCATCCGCCGCTCCATCTCGCGGGCCGCCTGCTGGTCCAGCAGCACGCCCTGCTGCTTCTGCAGGTCCAGCAGCCGCCGCTTGGCGTCCACCTTCTCCTGCTCCCCCAGCAAGCTGTTCTCCTCCACCGCCCACAGCCGCTCGGCCCACTCCAGCCGCCGCTCGGCCATCTCGGCCTCCCGCCCCATGCCCGCCAGCCGCATGTTCTCGATCTCCAGCCGCCGCTCGTCGTTGAGCTGCCCCCGCACCGCCAGCACCTGGGCGTGCTCGCGCTCCGCGTTGGCCTTGGCCAGGTCGGCCTGCTGCTTGGCCACGTCTCGGCTCACCTGCTGGCTCAGCGCCGCCGCCGCCTGGTCGATCCGCAGCCGGGCCTCTGCCTCGTTCAAGTTCTGCCGCTCGCTCGCGGTCATCCCCGCCAGCCGCTTGTCCAGCTCAATATGCCGGTCCAGCCGCTGCTGCTCAATCGTCTCCAGCCGCAGCATGCTCTGCACCTGGTCGCTCAGCGTGGCGTCGATATCCCGCTGGGCGTCCCGCATCAACCCCTCCACGTCCCCGCTGCCCTTGCGCACGCCGCCCGCACCGGTCTGCTGGTTCTTTTGGTTCCGCAGCGCGGCGATCTGCCGATCCAGATCCGCGTTCACACTGGCCAGCGCCCGCAGGCTTGCCGTCTCATCAATCGCCTGGCGGATGTTCTGGAATCCCGCAAACCGCAGCCCCACCTGCACCGCGTCGATCACGCCCCGCCACACCTCGGCCACAGTGGCGCCGGCCTCCCGCAGCGTGTCCAGGCCCGTCCGCAACCCGGGCAGCAGCTCCCTGCCCACCGCCGCCAGCAGCTGCTGCTGGGCCCGCTGCAGGTCGGCCAGAAAGTCCGCCGCATCCGCCGATTCCCGGGCCAGCGCCTGCATGGAACTGGTCACCATCCGGCTCACGCCCTGCGTGATCCTCGTCAGCACCTCCAGCTTGAACAGCCCATCCACCGCCTTGCTGGTGCGCTTGGCCTCTTTCTCAATGTTCTTCAGCCCCACCGAGAAGCCCTTGTCATTCAGGCTGGTGGTGAAGTCAATGTCTGCCATGGCTGTGGTTCCCGCACCGCCCGTCGCTCAGTCCGCCGCTCAGGCCGCAGCCCGGCCTGCGCCCGGCTCGCCTTTCTTGATCTTCCGCAACACCAGCCGCCGCACCTTCGCCTTGGCCACCTGCCGGGCGATCGCCGACGCCTTGGCCACCGGCCGCTTCTGCTTCTCCACCATGCTGGCGTGCGGCTCCCGGTTCTTCAGCAGCACCGTCGCCGTGTTGCCATCGTTGTGAATCACCGCCGTGCCGCCGTAGCTCTTGGTCCGCACCGTGAAGTTCAGGTTCCGCCCGCCCGCCCACACCACCCTGGCGTCCTGGTTCAGATTTTCCCGCTCTTCAAAGAACCGCCCGAGCTGGAAAAACGCCTTGTCCCGCAGCCGCTGCAGCCGCTTGATTTCCTTCGGCCCGTCGCCCCGCTCAATCGCTGATCGCAGCTTGGCGTCCCACCGCCGATACTGCTTGCTCAGGTTCCGCACCCACTGCCGCACGAACCGGCTTTCCTTCTGCGGCTCACGCGGGTACGTGCCCAGGTCCGCCGCCTGCGCCGCCAGCCGCCACCCGTTCCGAAGCATGCCGGTGTCAATCGGCGTCAGCACCAGCAGGTTGTCCACCATCACGCGGGCCAGCTCGCGGGCGCCGGCCAGCCGCCCCTCCGGGCTGTTGGTGCGGTACCGGCCCAGCTTGGCCTGTAGCCCCCGCAGATCGGTCTTGATGGTCCCCGGGCTTGTCATGCTCAGAACCGCATACCACTTCCCACGCCACCCGCACCCGCCGCCGTCACCGCCCGCACCATTGCCAGCCGCTCGGCCGCCTCTTCCTGCTGCCGCACCTGCTCAAACCGCAGCACCATCTCCTGGTCCGCGTGCCGCAGGCCCAGCACCTGCTCCAGGCTCCAGCCCATCCGCTCGCACACCCTCAGCAGGGCATACCACCGCGTGGTGCAGTACCGCTCCGGCAGACTCTCGCCCTCGCTGATCGCATCCGCCGGCACATCGGCCGCGGGCACGATCAACCGGCGGGCGGCTCCGCCGTCACGCCCGCTTTTCCCGCGTCGTCCACCGCCTTGGCCAGGGCCTCAAACTCCGCATCGGTCAGCAGCCCCCGCAGTTGCGTGGCCGCCGTCCGCAGCCAGTCCTTGCCGCTCTGCACATCCCCGCCGTTCCAGCCGTTGCCCAGCAGCCCGCCCCGCAGGTCCGCCGCCACCGCCACCCGGGCCGCCTGCACGCTCGCGTTCCACTCGCGCGTCCGGTTGCGGAACGCCTCATCCTGGTAGTCCGCGATCGGGGCCGCCAGGCTCCCCTTGGTCGGGTCTTTGATCATCGGCGCCCGCGGCGTGGCGAACGCCTCGGCGATCACCTGCGTCTCCAGGTCCGTCAGCGCCCGCACCGTCCACGCCCGCCCCCGCACCGTCACCGTCACCGTCGGCACGCCCACACTGGCCAGCTCGCTCAGGTCGATCACAATCAGAACTCCGTCACCGCCACGCCCGGGCTGCCCACACGCTGGGCCACACCTTCCACCGTCACCGCCCCCGTCGCCAGCAGCGGCTGGTCACCGCCGCCGCCATCGTCCGCCGTCGCCGTCGCCCGCGCCAGCGTGATCACGTGCTGGCCGTCCGCATCCGCCAGCCGCACCTCGGCCATCGCATTCACTACGTCACGCAGGCACGCCGCCAGGGCATACACACTCCCGCGTGCACCCTCCTGTCCCGTGCCCACCCCCCCGCCCGCCCCCTCGCTGCCCGGCCCGCTGAAGCCGTCCAGCCCGCTGCCGATCACCCGGGCCACCGGCAGCCGCACGTTGATCGCCACCGCCACCGCCACCGCGTCCGGCTCGCTGGCCAGCCCCTGCTGCCGCCCCAGTGGCGAGAACGCCAGCGGCAGCAGCCGCACCACGCCGCGGTCCGCCGCCACGCCCAGCGCCGCCTCATCGTCGCCGGCGTGCGGCTCGACGTAGTGCAGCACCGTGTAGCGGTCGCCCAGGGCGGAGATCATCCGCCCCAGCACCAGCCGCTCGATCTTGGCGTGGTCAATCAGGGCCATGGCTCAACCGCTGCTCAGAACCGGGTCATCGTGGGAGACAGGCTGAAGCTTTCCAGCGTCAGGCTCAGCGTGTCAAAGTCCGCGCCGCTGCCGGCCGAGTAGCTCACACCATCGGGCAGGTAGCACTTGGCCCACACGTACTGGTCGCCAGTGGCCACGCCCAGCCCGTCGGGGATCCGCACCGTCAGGCTGAATGTAAACAGCTTGCCGGCCGAGTCGCGGTTGTTCACCAGGCCGCCGGTCAGCGCGCCCAGGATCTTGCTCAGGAACCCGCCCGGCGGCGTGCCCGTGCCGATCATGCCGGTGGTGCCCGCGGTGTACTTGATGTCCAGCGAGATGCTGCACGGCCGCTGGTTGCCCGCATACACGTCGATCAACACACCGCGGTCCATGTGCGGAATCGGCTCCAGGCCCCGAACCTGCCAGCTCAGCGTGCCCTCTCGCACGCTGAGAATGTCATCGGCGCCGATCAGAATCGTGCCGCCGTTTTCAAACTTCACCGGGTTGCCGGCATTGATGCTTGGCATGGTCTATGTCTCCGTTGTGTTCCGCTCACCGCCCCAGCACGCTGGGCGCTGCCGTGCGGTCCTGCACGCACCGCAGCAGGTACGCCTGCCCACCCACCTGCTCGCTCACCTCCACCACCCGGGCCACCACCGTGTCGATCCGGGCTTGGTTTTCCACACGCCACAGCCGCAGCTCATCCCCCGCCCGCGGCGCCCGCACCCCGCTGGGCAGCCCCGCCGCCCGCACCACATACTGCCGCTCGCCGCTCGGCACACCCCCGCCCCCGCCGCTCATCCCTTGCGTGGCCGGTAGCACGTTCACCTTCACGTCGTACCGGTCCACCGCCCGCCGCCGCTGCCCCGTCGCCACGTCCATCGTCGGTCGGGCCGCGGTGCCCTGCTCCTGGCGGTCGTAGATCAGGCTGGCGTCCACACCGAACGCATCCTCCACCGCCTCAAGCATCCCCGCAAAGTCCACGCTCATGGCTTGCCCGTGGCTCCGCCTCCGCTGGGTGTCACGCTCAGCCGCCCAAGCAGCCGCTGCAAATCGTCACGCATCGGCCGGATCTCGTTTTTGACCAGCTCTCGAAGTTCCGCGGTCATCTCGCTCATGGCCTGCTGCCGATTGGCGTCGCGCTCTTCCAGCAGCCCGATCCGGCGATCGGCGTGCCACACCCAGGTCAGCAGCAGGCCCACATTGGTCATGCCCGCTCCAGCCACCAGCAGCACAATGCGCTTCCAGTCGTGGTTGGAAATGTTCACCCGCACGCTCGCGTCGTCACCGGCCGCCTGGCTCATGCTCAGCTGCTCCGCGTGTTGTCAACGATCTTCGCCGCCGTGTCGGTCAGCACCGCCCGGGCCAGCGTCCGGCGCTTGGCCATCCCCTCGGCCACCGCCGGTTCGGCCAGCCGCACCACATCCACGCTCTTGACGATCGCCTCCGCGGCGTTGCGTGCCGCCTTGGCCTTGGCCTCCGCCCGGATCCACGCGCCGATGCTCAGCACGGTGGGGGCCAGCGCCGCCAGAATCACGCCCACGCCCGGCACCGCCGGTGCCACCGCGGTCATCCCTGCGGCGATCGCCCCCTCCGGGGTGATCTCGCCCGTCGGCCCCTTGGCCGCCTCAATCGCCCGCACCGCCTGGGCCAGTTGGGCCTGCACCTTGGCCGCCCCCTCGCTCAGCTTGCCGGCCGCCTCCGCGTCGGCCTTGGCCGCAGCCGCGGCCTTGGCCGCCGTCGCCGCCTGGGCCGCCGCCGTCGCCGCCGCGGCCGCATCGCCGGCCGCCTTGGCCGCCGCCTCCGCATCACGCGCCCGGGCCAGCAGCGCCTCGTTGTCCGCCTGCATCAGCCGGGCCTGCTCCTCCATCGCCGCCGCCCGCTCCTGGGCCGCGGCCACCTCGGCCTGGCTGGCGTTCAAACCGTCCAGCGTCCTCTGCGTGTCCGCCGCCGAGCACCCGCCCAGCGTCACCAGCACCAGCGCCACCACCAGCACCACGCCGATCAGCAGCCCGATCTTGGCGCCCTGGGCACGCTTGCTCCACACCAGGCTCTGCCAGTCGCTCAGCCCCAGTTTTCGCAGCAGGTTTCGCATGGTCATCGCCTTCGTCAAATCGGGCCGGTGGGAGTCACCACCACCGTCCCGTGTAGTACTCGCCGGTGCCGTGTCACCAGCGGTTGGAGTCGAATCAGCGGACGCGGATCAGCACCCAGCAGTCGGTGCTGAAGAACTTGGCCGCCCGGGTCATCGTCGCCCGCGTGTAGTTGGTCTTGTTGTCCGCGGTGCTGTACTCGTCAATCACGATCTGCGCGTCCTCGACCGTCACCGTGCTGCTGGCCTCCACACCAGTCACCTGGTACTCGGAGCTCAGCATCATGCTGCGGCCCAGCTGCGGCAGCTCAAGGTCCTGGCTGGTGTTCCGCACGCCGACGCCGACGTAGTTGGCGCTCCACAGCGGGGCGGTGCTCAGCGCCAGGTTCTGGTTGGCGGTGTTGTTGAACGCGTTGGGGACAATGATGCCATCGACGGGAATGCCGAACAGCTCCGACCACAGCGCCGGGTTCAGCGTGCCGCTCCGCGTGCCGGGGTCGTAGCCGCTCACCCGAGACAGCACGTTGGCCGAGTTGGCAGCCGCCTCCACGTTGACGGTCGGAATGACCACCATGTTGGCCTCCATGCCGGTCTTCTCGCGGATGAACTGCTTGGCCCGCTGAATGTCGGCCACCGGCGTGCTGGTGCCGAAGCTGGTCCACAACGCCGACGCCGTGAAGCCGGTGGTGCCGCTCAGGGGGAAGGTGGTTTCGTTGAACAGCCGCGCCGCCAGCTTGCGCTCGTAGTCCCGCAGGATCGTGCCGGACGCCCGAACCGCCCGGATCTCGTCGGCCTGCTGCTTGGAGTCGTAGCCGCGGGAGTCAGTGGTATCCCACGCCTCCTTGTGGGCGTACTCCACCAGCTTCCACGTCTCGGGCACCTTGGTGTAGGTGCTGCCGGACGTGCTGCCGTAGGCGGCACGCTCAGTGTCCACCGTGGTCAGCCACGCCTCGGCGGGGATGCGGTAGATCACGCCATCCTGCTCGTTGACCAGCTTGGCCGGCAGCACCTTGTGGGCCACAAAGCCGCTCAGCTCGGGGTTGAATCCGGCAATGTAGCCGGTCAGATCCTCGCGGATCACCTGATTCGTCGGAACATTCACACCAGCCATTTATTGCGCTCCTTGCTCGTTTGTGTTTGAATCGGTCGTCAGCCGGCCGATGTGATCGCTCAGAAGGTCATCAGCAGAATGACCTCGTTGACCGCCAGGCCCGTGTCCACCACGCGCACCACGCCGGCCGAACCGGGGAAGCTCACGGCGCCGGTGGGCACGCGAATCACGCCCGCCGTAGACCGGATCAGCGCGAAGGCCGTCGTGGGGTTCACGCCCAGCCCGGTGTCAATGTCCGCCTGGTTGGCCGTGTCGTCGCCGGCACTGGCGGTATAGATGGTGTGGGTTGCCGCCGGCAACTCCACCACCTCGATCACCGCGTTGTCACCGCTGGCGGCTTGCATGGCCCGGCCGATCGGTGCGCCCACGCCGTTGATCGGCGCCGGGCCGATCTTGCCGGAACCCCGCTCAAAGACGTGGCCGTTGTTGGGAATCGCTGCCGCCGCGATCATCGGCACCGTGCCGCCGTTGAGTCGGGGCTGCACGGCCACCGGCTCGCCGGCCGCCACCGAAGACTGCGCCACGCCGATCCAGTGGCCGCTGCCCGGAGCCAGGGTGGCCTGGCCGCTGGCGTTGCGAGAGACTCGGGCAAACTGAGGAATGTCAACCGCCGCGATCAGGGTGATGTTGCCATCGTGATACTTCATGGTCTGCTGTCCTTGTTCTGTGTGTCTGTGTGTCGATTGGGTGGGCGGCGTGCGTGAGCGCGTCGGCCGCTTAGCGCTGCTGCCGCTTCCAGTCGAAGTACTCGCGGTTCAGCGTCGGATTGGCGGACGCCAGCTTGCCGAAGGCGGCCATGCGTGAGCACTTGTGCTCAGCCATCAGCCGCTCGACCTCGGCGTTGTACTGCTCCTGCACCGTGCCCTCCACCTTGCCCTTGCTCCCAGGGTTCCCCGCCGTCCGCACCGGGGCCGTGCCGCCGGCACCACCGGCCGCGGCCAGCTTGCCCTGCAGCTCGGCCACCTGCTTGGCCATGGCCTCCAGCTTCAGCGCGGCCATGTCGCCCATGCGGGCCTTGGCGGCCAGCAGGCTCTCGCCGCTTTCCAGGGCCGCCAGCACAAACTCCGGCTGGTTGGGGAAGGCCGCCCGCAGCTCGGCCACCGTGGCCGCCTTGGGCTTGTCGCCCTCGGCCTTCTCCGCCGCAGCCTTGGCCGCAGCCTCCGCCGCCACCGAGTCCTTGATCTGCTGGATCAGCTCCGGCCCGCCCGGCATGCCCTCCAGCTCCTCCATCGTGATCGCCTGCTTGTTCTTGTCGTCCATCTTGTAACCTCGCCGTGCGGCTGTGCGTCCGGCAGCGCGGCCCGCACGGCTTGCGGCCTGCCCTGCTCTGTCGTTGCTCAACTCCGCCACCGCCTCCGCCAACCCGCCCGCCGTCACCTTGTCCACCAGCCCCATCGCCACCGCCTCGCGGGCCGTCCACACCGCCCCCGTCGCCAGCGGCGTGATCGCCTCCACCGGCTTGCCCCGCCCCGCCGCCACATCGGCCACAAACTGCGCCGTCGCCGCGTTGCAGCTCCGCCGCACCTGCGCCACCAGGTCCTCGCTGATCGGCAGCCCCGGCAGCCCGGCGCCCTTCAGCCCGGCGCCGTCATTCGCCACCAGCACCGGCTGCACGCCGCTGGCCGCAAACGCCTGGCTCTCGTCGTACAGCACGGCGTACACGCCCAGGCACCCCACCTCCGCCAGCCGCGTGGCCCACACCTCGGTGGCCTGGCTGGCCAGCCAGTACCCCGCGCTGCACGCCTCGTCGTTGATCAGGGCCACCAGCCGCCCGCCCTTGCTTTCCACGGCAGCCCGCGCCGTCCGCATCGCCGCCACCAGGTCAGCCATCCCGGCCACATCCCCGCCGGGCGAGTTGATCGCCACCACCACATCCCGCCGCGTCCGCTCCGCCGCGGTGCGAATCGCCCCGGCCAGGTCAGCCGCGAAGTACTGCCACAGCGCCCCAGCCACCCGCACCACCTCCACCTCTTGGCTCACCGTGCGATCGCTGGGCGATGCCGGCCACCTCTCGCCGCCATGGTGCAGCTCGCTGGCCTTGCCGCCGGCCTCGCTCATCTTCCGCACCAGCTCCGCCCGCAGGGCCATCGGCCGATTGGTCCGCACCTCACTGCTCATGCCGCACCTCCAGCAACCGCCGCGGTCTGCGGCGTGAAGTTGGCCAGCGGGCCGAACACCTTGTCCAGCACGGCCGGGTCCACGGTCGGGAATGCCGCCTCCGCGATGCCGCGTGCAGTGGCCAGCGGCAACTGCCCGGTGGCCACCTGCATGGCCAGGTCGGCTAGGGCCGCCACCTGGGCACCGTTCAGCGCCGTGTCCGCCACCGTGTCCGCACCCGCCACCACCGCCGCAGCCGGTTCGGCCGCCCCATCCGCTGGCGTGCTCTCCGCCGCCGCCGCCGCAGGCACCGGCGCAGCCGCACCCCCCGCTGCCCCGCCCAGCACGCCAGCCCCCGGCGTCGTCGGCGGCTGGATCCCCAGTTGCTCTTCCAGCTTCCGCTCCGCCGCCCTCCGCTCGGCCACGGTGGCAAAGTCCGCCCCGCTCATCTCCGCCACCACATCTTCCTTGGTCCGCATGTTGGCGTCCACCGCTTGGATCGCTGCCGCCACCTCGGCCTGCGGGTCCAGCACCGGCCGCCCCGGGGCCATCCACCGGTGCCGCAGCATGTCCACGTTGCCCGGCAGCGTGCCCGCCGCCACCGCCCGCCGCATCACCCAGCGGTACAGCGGCGCCAGCACCTCACGCTGCAGCCGCTTCTGCTCGCGTTCGATGAACCGGTACATCACGCCCATGGCGCTGCGGCTGGAGTGGAAGTTGGCCTGGCTGAAGTCCAGCAGGCACACCTCCAGCGGCAGCCCGCTGTCGGTTCCGGCGATCCGGATCAGCGTGCGCACAAAGTCGCTGAACTCCCCCGTCGGCTGCTCCGGCCGCACCTGCTCCAGGCTCTCGCCCGGCTTCAGGTGCCACACCATCCCCGGCTCCCAGCTCAGCGCCCGCTGCTGCTGGCCGCGGCTGTTCGGCTCGCCCGTCGCCCCCAGCATGCTGGCCTGCGTGAGCGCCGGATACTCGGTCTTGATCGCCGCGCCGGTGCACGCCGCCATCCGCGCCGCCACCACGGTGGCCTCGGTGAACCGCTCCAAGTGCTCGAAGGTGTCCACCGTCGCCGCCAGCAGCGGCTCACCGCGCACCTGGCTGGCCCGCGTCCGCCGCCGCAGCAGCAGCGCCGGGCCGTCCGGGCCACACACGATCCGCCGCGTGGTTTCGCTCAGCTTGCTGCCGTCGCCCTCCCACTCGGCAACATGGATCGCCACCACCGTCCCCGTGGGCGTCATCTCCACGCCCGCGTTGATCACGTTGCCCGGTTCCCCGCCGGTCTTGTCCCCCGCCTTCACCACCACCACCTTGGTGATCACCGTGCCGCCACCGCTCTTCGGCGTGGTGATCTGATCCGCCTCCACCACCTGCACCCCGCCGTCATCCAGCATCAGCAAAGCACAATCGCCGTCCACCAGCGCCCCGCGGTACGCCAGCTCCAAGGCCTCATCCAGCCCCGCCGTCTCCGCCCACTCCGCCCACACCCGCTCGGCCTGGTCATTCCAGCCCTTGCTCGCCGTGGTCGCCTGCGGGCTGTGGCCGCGGCCCAGCACAAAGTCCACCAGCCGTCCGATCAACGCCCGCCCCAGCGGGTTGTTGCGGGCCAGCCGCTGGGCATCCCGCCGCAGCAGCCGGGCTGTCTGGGCATCCAGGTGCCACGCGCCGCTGGCCGTGCGGCCCTCGCCGCCGGCGGCCCCGCCGCCCTGCCGCAGCCGGCTCTGCTTGGCCGATCGGTAATCCCCCAACGCCAGCCGCAGGTACCGCCGCTCCAACGTGGCACGCTCCAGGCGCACCAACGCCTCAGCCTGCTCAGCCTTCGCCTTGATCTCGCCGGCGTTCGCCGGTCGCCGCTTGGGTTTGCTCACGCTTTAGAACTCGGGCATCCGCTCAAACGATGCCACACTCACCGGGCTGGTCCGCCCACCGGCATCCGGCCGGGCCTCCAGTTCCTTCAGCTCCGCCCGCAGCTCAGACACCTCGCGCTGCAGGGTGGCATAGCTGGCACTCTTGCCGTCGGCTGATACGTCGGGCGTGGCCAGCCGCTGGCTCAACGCCGCGATGTGCTGCCGAAGCAGCGCGATCCGCTCCGGCGTGGTCGCCGCCGTGATCCAGTTTTCAAACCCGGTGGCCGCCATGGTTCAGCCCGTCAGTGGTCAAGAAACGCTTGACAACTCAGCCAACTGCCGCACCAGCCGCTCCCGCCGCTTGGTCGCCAGCCGGATCTGCTCCAGCCCCGCCTGCTGCTTTTCAAATGCCGCCGGCTGGTGCTGGTGGTACTGCACCATGGCGGCCCGGAACGCCGCCTCCGCCACCCGCAGCTTCTCACACGCCGAGGCCCGCTCGGCCTCCAGCTTCTGCAGGTCCTCACGCGGGTCGCCCAGCCCCTCCAGCTCGGCGTCGATCTTGTCGATCTCGGCTTGCACCGCCGCCACGCGGTCGGCCAGCCCCGGCTCGGCCGCGTCCGCCGCCTCCTGGGCCGCCGTCGCCGCCGCGGCCACGGCCTCAATCGCCACCGC